GGTATGCGCTCGACGGTCAATAGCATCGTGGCATGCACTACAGGCCCATGCCCCAAGGATGTCGGGTGACTTCATGCCTATGCCAGATACCCCGGCAAGCCTGTAGTGCGCCAGCACAACCGTTTCAGAATTGTGGTTGCACACCTCTGGGATACGCACCATGCAGCCTCGCCCTTTTGCTTCCTTACGCAGTTTCATACGACGGCTCCGGTATCACGATGCCCATATCAAGGCACTTTGTTTCAAGAAACAGCAAGTAATCGCTGAACTCTTGTTTGTCGAGTGCAGAGGAACGCTTGAGCGGTCGCAGGCGCTTCCTGCCAAACCCCTCCAGCGTCTCCCACCCAAAACACTCGCCCAGAAAGTAATCGTGCAGGTCATCACGCTGCCATCCGCGCAACGCCTCGCCACCGCCCTCAAGGATGGACGGGTACACCACGCCCCACAGGAACTTGTTTTGTTGGGCGGTGCGCGGCTTCTTCCACTCCGTAACCTCGACCGCCCATGTTCTGAGCGGGTCAAGGTTAGACACCATCCGCGTTACGACAGATGCCATAGCGTCGGGTCTGGTGCCTCGCGGGAAGATGCGTTTCATCGCTCGGATGCCCTCACCCGTCCAGCCCATTGCTTCCATTCGTAGGCGTATTCGACATTCTGGTATTCATCGAACCACGGGCCACCCTCGGTGAAATGCACGCAAGTTGGGTCAGGAACCTGCGCCCGTGTGTGCCAGCCCTCCAAGTAATTGAAGGTCGGCGGCAACGCACCAATGTGCCGGTCGTTTACCCACATGAACCGATGCAGGTACATCCCGGTTTCGCTGTTCACGATTTCGGGTGTCAGCCCACCCATTGACGGATGGCTGCAATTGAACCACATAAACGACGACCAGTTTTTGCGCGGGTATTGGCGCTGTACCTGCCCGTCCATCTTTGTCAGGGATGTGGGTTTGTAGTCGTGTTGGACACACCACACGGCAACATCAGGATTGTTGAAGTCGAGCAACGGCTTCAGACTGTGCCGTACCAGAAAGTCACAGTCCATGAACAAGGCATTGCCTCTGAAATTGCAGAGCGCAGGCACAAGGAACCGGCTGAAACTAAATTCCGTGGATGAAAACGGGTCTGGTTCGCGCCAGTACATCCCCATCTCACGGAGGTCATCCAGTCGGAGCGCGACAACCTCTGCCTCCATGTGTTCCAGAATGGACGCACGGGCCACTTCATAGGCGATGTCCTCGCGGCTATCGTATCCAATAAAGATTTTCAAAACGGCAAATCCTCATCGTCGGCAAACTTTTCGGGATTTTTCTCTGCCATCGTCTTGGGACGCGCAGCCTGCTTCGGCTCGAACTTGAGGGACATGAAGGCATCGCCGGTCTTACTGCTGCGCTTAATCCACGCGCTGATGTTGAGGTCAATGTTGTCGATGACGGCAGAACCACGGTAGTTAGGCGCTTTTTCGTTGCCCTTCTGGTCGTTCTTGAACAAAACGCCACGGTTGTTGTTGTCGTATTCCTTACTCACAGGGTCACCTTTTCTAGTTTGTTGAGTTTGTCGTCCAACTCTTGCAAGAAGATGGTCACTTCCTGCTCAAGCATCTTGATGTAATCGTCATCACGCGGGACGCGCACGACTAACAGTTGCAGCCGCTCGGGCAGGCGCGGGTCGTAGGACACGAAATCGCACCACGGCTTACCGGCACACGCCATCTGCCATTGCATCTGGGTCACATACTTCTGCGGCGGCTTACCGTCGAAGATGTATTCGAGATGGGTAGCCGTGTTCCCGCATTTGATTTCAATCAAACCATCCTCGGCAAACCCGTCTGGGGAGGCACCAGACATTGCCACAGTCGGGTGGTCTATGAAGCCTACCTCCTCAACCAAGATGCCCGTCTTGGCGCTGTACGCGGCTCTGGCGTAGGGTTCCTGCTCGGTTCCCCATTCCATCGCTGCATTACTAAACGAGGATGCCTTCTGACCCGTCAGCCGCTCGACCACAAGGTCAGCCATGTAGTTAGCGCGGCCTGCGCCATAGCCGGTCTTGGTCTTTGCAATGACATCCGCAACGCGGGAGGCTGTGACCTTGCCAAGCCGTGCCGCAAACCAGTCGTCTGTACGCTGTTCCATCATATTTTTAATACCTTTTCAATAAATGATGCTGTCAATGGAACTTGTCCATCCGGTAATTCTTCGTACAAATCACAACGGTCGTATGCGCTTACGGGTCGTTGCTTTGCTTTTATGTATGGCGGCCAAGCAAACGCGCAAAATCCTTCGTCGTCTTTTTTCTCAACATAAAAAATGCAACTTCCGCAACACCGTTCCCCTTGATGTTTGCTCATGTCGTACCCCCGTTGCCCAACTCCCTTTTGCGTGCGCTAAACGCATCCATGTGCGCTGCGCGGATGACGGGGTCAAGTGATTTGAACAAGGTAACAAGCGCAGCCGCGTCAGTCACAGACGCAATCTGCGCCAACACCTCGGGGTTAGGCTCGGCTTTCTCGCCCTCGGGCAAATCTTCACCGGCAAAAATGTAGAGAGCCAAACCGTGCATCGCAATCGCTTTTGTAAGGCAACGCATGGTGGCGGTGTTCACGGCAAAGGCATCAGGGTCAACGATGGCGCGGTTCCTGTTATCCATGACAGGAAGGATGCAGGTTTTGTCGTTGCCCTTAATTTCAACGCTGACCTTAACCATCGCCGTGCCGTTCCGCAGGTACATGACGGGACTGTTATCCCACTCGTGCGCTGTCCATCGCGCAGATGGGTCAATCTTCAGCACTTCAGCCCATGCCCACGCCCAACTCAAATAGGTGAGGTTGCCTTTGCGTTCGGTGTGGTCGTTGACATTGATTTTTAGAAGGTCTGACATTTGCTTTCCTCAATCATTTGTTTAAGTTCGCGCCGCAGTTCGTTGTGGCGGTCGATATCGGCCTGCGTCCAAGTGAGGATGACCGGCTCGGTGTAGTACCGGCGTTCCTCGCACTCGCGTTGCTGTTGCCAGTCGTCCATCAGAAAGTCCTCACAGCAAGCCACGCAAGGGCGGCAAACATGACAAACGAGAACAGGTACAGGCCAATGGTTTTCATTTCGGCACCTTTATTAGTAAATGCGCCAGCGATTGTTCAACTGTGGCGTATTCCTCCGCGCACATCGCCAACCGCCAAAACACGCTTGCGTCATCCGTGTCGTCTGCAATGTCTTGCACAAACGCACAATCGACAGGGTTGCGGGTCTGAACCATCCGCGCCCATGCGGCACGAAGGGTCTTGTCGGTGATGCGGCTCTCAAGAGCGGCAAGTTCTTCCCAAATGTTCACAGGTTGTCCTCCCACGAGCGGCGGCGGTCGAGCCGGTCTTCGGCGGCCCAGTCAGCATCGCGCTCGGCTTTCTCGCGCTCGGCAAACTCCGAGAGTTTGTCGGTGTGAACAAAGATGGGGGCCGGGAGGGTCAGCCAAGTGCCGTCCGGCAGTTTGATGGAGGTGATGGCGGCTGAATCCATCGTGCCGTCGTTGCAGAACTCGAAGTCGAGTTCGCAATGCAACCCCTCGACCAGTTCGTATTCGCGTGTCATGTCAGTCATGTCTGTTGCTCCTATCTGTGGTAGCCAGTCGTTAGTGACTGTGGGAGTAGTTTGCGCCCATTGGTTAACCCCTGTCAACACCCCCCTTGTGTTTTTTTTCACAGGCGTTAACTTTCACGGCATGGACATTCAAGCCGCCCTAGCCGTTGCCGGTAGCAAAGCCGCCCTCGCCCGTAAACTGGGAGTTAGCCGTCCGGCTGTCAGCAGGTGGGTCAAAGCAGGTCGATTGCCTCCCATGCGGGTATGGCAATGGAAGGCTCTGGAAGCCTTGCCCCCGCCGATTACAGCCGATTCTACGCCTACCCCCGGCTAACCCCTGCCCCGGCTGTAAAGCCGCTATAAGCGATTCTGCGACCCCCAGAAACGACAAACCCCCGCACATGGCGGGGGCTTGACGGGGCGGGGGGAATGCCCTTACGCTTCAGATGCGAAATGAGCGTGGGATGGACAGTACCGGACAACCCCGGACTAGTCAAGCCTACGCTGGACGCTCGGTGTAGGGAAAACTCCCATAGGCTCGTAGGGGAAGAACGCGGAGCCGCACTTAAATCCGTACAGAGGCCGCCGATTTACGGACACGCAGCGCAGAGTCGGGAAGCGTGTAGGCGAACGGGGAAACCCGTCAAAAGTTGCCGACAACGGATGGCTCCGTCAGTCATCTCCCGTGCGAGTGAACTAGGCCGAATTGCGCCTATTTACCGCACGGATTCACCATCAGTCATCGTGCTTTCAGAGACTCTTTCAAACCTCCTTGACCATCGAAAATCCTTGAATCCAAGAAGCCTAAACTAAAGTTGTTGCATTAACCTTGGTAAACAGTTACGCTTGTCCTGTCTAACCACAGAGAGGTTTTTATGCACGAACTCGACCAGCAAGCATGGGAACGCTGGGTCGCCTACCGCAAGGCGATTCGCAAGCCCATTAAGGAAGCATCCGAACACGCGATGAAACTCAAACTCGCGCGTTTCGGTGCTGACCAAGACGCGGTGGTTAACCAGAGCATCGCCAACCAGTATCAGGGCTTGTTTGAACTTAAGGACAAGAAGAAGCCCGACCGCCCGACCAAGACTCCAGAGCAGAAGGCGCAGGACGATGCGATGTTTATTGCCGCGCAAGACCGTGCCAGTAGAGGCTGGGACAAGCAGGAACCGACCCCGATAAACCGATTGAAACTCTGCGATGCGCTTTGGGCGAGGTATACCGTCGAGGAGGGCGCAGATACAGCCGAGCGCATGGAGTGGCTTCGCGGTGTCGTTGCGATGCACCTGCGCGATGCGCCTGCCGGGGAGGTATTGGGTAACCCGCATCTCAAGACGATGGTGTTTTGCCTCTTCGGCCCCCGTGGCATTTCACGGCTCAAAGAGCGGCAGGAGGTGCCGCGATGAAGGAGGACAAGACATGACACGCGAGGACATCATCAGGATGGCGCGGGAGGTCGAAGATTACGCCGACACCATTTATCAAAAAGGCGAGTATCACCCCGGATGGGTAGAAGTTCGTGACCAACGCTTTGCCGCCCTAGTCGCAGAGGCCGAGCGGGAGGCGTGTGCGAAGATTGTTTACGGGCTGTGTGTCAGCGATAACAACGCGCAAGAAATCGTCAACGCCATCCGTGCGAGGGGGAGCAAATGATGCGCGTGTTACCGATAAAGACGGAAGAAACGCACGAATGGTTATTGCGCGTCCATTACGCAAAACGCATTCCTTCAATTTCGTTTGCGTTTGGATTGTTCAACGAAAATGAATTGCTTGGAATCGTGACTTATGGGATGCCGCCTAGCCCCCCCTTATGCGAAGGCGTGGCGGGAAAAAACAATGCAAAATTTGTTTTGGAATTGAACAGGCTTGTTTTTTTGCAACCTATCAAAAACGGGCCAAGTTTTTTGGTGTCACAAAGTTTAAAACTGTTGCCAAAGCCTACTATTGTGGTCAGTTACGCAGATAGCGCGCAGGGGCATATTGGTTATGTGTATCAAGCGACCAATTTTCTTTACACAGGGCTATCTGCAAAACGCACAGATTGGAAAATTCGCGGCATGGAACATTTGCACGGCAAAACCATAGCAAACATGGCCCACGGACAAGACAACCCAGCAGAATATTTAAGAGAAAGATTTGGCGATGATTTTTTTTCAGAATCTCGCCCTAGAAAACATCGTTACATCTACATTTGCGGTAACAAAAAAGACCGTAAGAGATTGCAATCGGAATTGTTGTATCCGATAGAGTCTTATCCAAAAGGAGACAGCAACCGTTATCAAATCAGTCACAAACCATCAACGCAAAGCCAATTGTTTTAAGAGTAAAAACATGACCCGCACCTGCAAGCAATGCGGTCAGAAGTTCGCGGGCGCGTCGAGCATCCTTCAACATCGACTCGGCGCGTGTGGCGGCGAAGAACTGCTGAAGTCTCGCGGATGGGTTAAGACCCGCGCAGGATGGGTATCACCACAACGCGCAGCGCACGACAAACGCCGTGGAGTTTGAGCGGCTGATGAAAAACCGGGATGCGCCGCATATTGATTACGGCGCATTCCTCGGGTTGCTGCCGAACAACCCTAAAATCACTCCGTGTAACATCGACGGCATTATCGAGAGGAGGGGAAAATTCCTTGTGCTTGAATGGAAGCGCGAGGGTGAAAGGATGTCCGAAGGGCTGCGCCGCACCTTGCAGGCACTTGCTGCCACGCCAAACTTCCAAGTGTGGGTGGTGCGCGGGGATACGGACGAGGGGCTACGGATAGCGCGGTTTTTCTTCGTGCCGCCGCAGGGCAAAGCAATGCTGCTTGGGGAAGGCGTGGAGGAATTTGTACGCGCCTACAAACTCTGGTACGAATGGGCTGACGGGTCTTTCTGATGCGCTACGCCGCACGCCGTGATGCTAACGATGCCGCCATCACCGCAGCCGTGAGAGCGGCGGGGTTTACGGTGTACGATTTGGGGCAGGCAGGGCAGGGAGTCCCCGATAAACTAATCACGGCCCCCGGCTTCGCGGCGTTCCTCGAAATTAAGACCCCGACGGGAAAACTGCGAAGGGGTCAAGAACGCTTCCAGATGGCGTTTGAGCCTTTGGGGATGTGGTACCTAGCCCGTGACCCTGCCAAAACGGTTGCGTGGCTTCAGACGCGGCTGACGACGACCCAGAAGCCTTGACCCATGAGTTGATGGTGTTGGAGGTGGTGAATGTGGAAGCGTTCGCAAAGCCGTGGGAGCCACCACCGCGCAGGCTCTTGGATGAGGTGGGCGTTCCTGCCGTCCGAAAGGGTTTTGCCAGCCGCCCCCGTGTGGACGCTGAAGAAACCCAACCGGGGCATGATACGGGCAAGGTCATCCAGCACCGCGTCGAGCCGGTCGGGTTCGATGTGTTCCAGCACATCAATGCAGCAAACCATATCGGCTTCCTGCGGGTCGCCGTACTCTGGGAAGGCTGGGTCATAGGGTCGGTAGTCAATCGAGATACCCGCAGGCTCAAGGGCGCGTTGCAGGTTTTTCTTGCCAGCACCGTAGTCGGACAACGACTTGATGCCGTTATCCACGATTAACTTTGCAACGATGGGCGCAAAGGCGATGGAGGCCACGCCATAGTTGGGATTAGTGTGCAGTTCGACCTGCTGTGCGCGGTAGGCTTCGGAGATAGTAGTCATGCTTGCATCCTTCCCTGTAGGGGTCTAGCATCATCGTACCATAGGGGAGAGTCATGGCTGCTCACGAAAAAACCGCTGCGCTTTTTGTCGGAACCATGTTCCACAGCGCGACCATCACGCACCTTCAGCATCTTGCCACCAAGTCCTTCGCGCAGCACATGGCGCTCGGAGAATACTACGAAGCCATTCCCGACCTTGTGGACAAGTACGCCGAGGCGTATCAGGGACGCTACGGCATCATCACGGACTACGATGTCGAGTTCCACAAGAACAGCAACCCGAAGGCGTATGTGAAGTCGCTGCTGACCTTCCTCGACGAAATCAAAGGCTCACTCCCGAAAGACTCCGACCTTGTTAACCTGTTCGATGCCGTGGTTGATGCGGTGACGAGCCTCAAGTACAAACTCGAAAACCTTGAATAATGGCGCATAGGTAATGCCATATAAACCTAAAAAAATAGCCGACGCTTTGCGAAATTACCGCGCAGAAGATATGGCGATGTTTGACCTAACTGAACCGGGAAACATCAACCTAAACGAACGGCTTGGAGTAAAGAACGAAATCCCCGGTGAAGGCGGTATTAGTACGATACGCAGCATGGGCGTTAACATTGACGGCGAAGAAGTTCTCATCCCCACAGTCGTCAACGGGCGCATCGTAAGTGAAGATGAAGCCATCAAGCACTATCGTCGAACCGGCGAACACCTCGGCAAATTTAAAACACCGGAAGAAAGCACACGCTACGCTGAACGATTACATGAGCAAGAAGCACGGCGAGTTAACCCAAAGCAATGAAAAAAGCGGAACCGTCGCGGTATGCAGCCGCGCTGCAATACCTCCAGCAGATGCGCGACCGTGCCGCTGACTTCGGTGGCGGGGTAGTCGATACCCTCGCAGACCGCGCACGGGATGTCGGTGGACTCGCCCTCGAAGCCTTTACGAGCGACCCCAACATCGGGCGCATGACGACGGCAGAGTTCTCCCAAGCCGCCGACCGCCCGACCCCTCGCCTAGACCAAGCCGCCCAAGACCTCGGTACCATCGGCAAGGCAATCGTCACGCAGCCGGTTCAGACGGGCAAGGCTCTCGTACAAGGCGAGGTTGAACGCGCACAGCAGGCAATGACCAGCCCCCGCGCCGCCGGTGAATACGCAGGGTCGATGGTTGACCCTATGCGGATAGCCGCCGCGCTACGCAAAACCGCCCCCATCGCTGAACTAGATGTGTACCACGGCACTCCGCATCGGTTCCCCGAAACGGAGGCCAACCCGTTAGGCGAGTTTGACGCTAGCAAGATTGGCACGGGTGAGGGCGCACAGGCGTATGGGCATGGGATTTACCTTGCCGAAAGCCCCGATGTAGCAAAAGGTTATCAAAAACAACTGGCTCAAATTAAACCAGAAATGACAGTTGAATTCGGATTGCCGATAACCGGGAAAAGTAAAAAATTTGCTGAAACGGCATTGCAAAACAGTAGTGGTGATGCCGATTCCGCAATTAAAAACTTGAGAGAAAATTTGCAATTTTATAGCAGCGTTGAAGCAAAAAATGCCGCAACGGAAGCAATTAACGCGCTAAAAACCGCAAAAATAACTTGGGGAAAAGATTACCCAATAGGTCATTTTTACAAAGCCGACCTCCCCGACGAGATGATAGACCGTATGCTCGATTGGGATAAGCCGTTAAGTGAGCAGTCGGAGGCGGTGCGGAGGGTTTTGATGCCGATGGTGATGGCTAAAATGAAGGAGCGAGGCACCCCGCCATACGCTCTTGAATATTCTGCCAACCGCGCATTAGGCGGCGACATTGTAAAAAATTTGTTTGTCGGCACCGGGTTAGCAAGTAAAGATGTTAGCCGAATGCTTAAAGAGGCAGGCATTCCCGGCGTTCGCTACCTAGACGCAGGCAGTCGCGGTGGTAGCGGCACCGGAACGCGCAACTTCGTCGTGTTTCCCGGCGAGGAAAAGAAGGTACGCATATTGGAGCGTGACGGGCAGAAAGCACCGCCGCAGAAGATTGCACAGGCGTTGGAGGCGGCTCCTGACTATCGTATGGGCCATCGTCCAATGACTGTAGAAGGCGGCGCGGCGCGATTGGACAACGCATACGAAGCGTTTGGGGAGGACATTTACGGGCCAAATGCACTACGCTATTTTGGTGGGTCTGACCCAAGAGAATCCGGCACGGTCGCTGCTCTTAAACGATTAAGAGACAATCCAGACGCCGAAGTAACCATTTATCGCGGTGTTCCGACCGATGCAAAAAGCGGCATTACAAAAGGCGATTGGGTTACGCTTGATAAAAGCGTGGCGCAAGAATTCGCAGAATTGAAGCCGGGGCAAAAAGGCAAGGTATTGGCTATGAAGGTCAAGGCAAAAGATGTAACGACATGGCCCGATTCGTTGCTTGAGTTTGGGTATTACCCCGCAGATTGATGTAAAACAGACAGTTATAGATGGCAAAAGGAAAGAAAACAGGTGGACGGGCGTTAGGTTCGCCCAACAAGGCCACAGCCGCCGCAAGGGAGGCCATCTCTCGTTTCGTAGACGGCAACGCAGACCGCTTGCAGGGTTGGCTCGACGAGATACACCAAGAGAAGGGCGCAGAGGCGGCGTTTAAGTGCTTCAGCGATTTGCTCGAATACCATGTGCCTAAACTCGCACGCCACGAACACAGCGGCCCTGACGGCAGCAAGATTGAGATTGAGGCGACTTGGGGCAAGCCCGAGTGAAGCAGCGGGTAGAACTCCCGTACCGCCCTAGACGGGCCTTCATGCCGTTCCACGACCGCACAAAGCGGTGGGCCTGCCTCGTCGCGCATCGGCGTGCTGGCAAGACTGTCGCAGCGGTTAACGACATCATCCGCGCAGCCTTTATGTACAAGGGGCCAAACGGCCTCTTCGGGTATGTCGCCCCATACCAGAACCAAGCACGCCGCATTGCGTGGGACTACTTCAAGCACTACGCCCAGCCGCTCATCAAAGATGCAAACGAAGCGCAAATGACCCTGACGCTGGTTAACGGCGCGAAGATTAGCCTTTTCGGAAGCGATTCCGCCGATGCGATGAGAGGCTTGGGGTTTAGCGGCCTGTATCTCGATGAGTACGGTGACTTTAAGCCCAGCGTATTTGGCAATGTGTTAAGACCGGCTCTTGCTGACAAAACCGGATGGTGCGTTTTTGCAGGCACTCCGAAGGGACGCAATCAGTTCTACGACATTTACCAGATTGCCCAGCGCATACCGGATGATTGGTTCCTGTTGCGCCTACCTGCCAGCGAGTCAGGGCTGTTACCCCAAAGCGAACTTAACGCAGCGAAAGCCCAACTATCGGAGGACCAATACCTCCAAGAGTTTGAGTGCAGTTTCGAGGCGGCTATCCTCGGCGCGTTTTTCGGCACAGAGATGCGACAGGCAGAGCCGCGCATTAACGAGCGTGTAGTTTTTGAGCCGGGGTATCCGGTACACACCGCATGGGACTTGGGCTACCGCGACGACACCGCAATATGGTGGTATCAGGTGGTGGGCGGCGAGGTGCGCGTCATCGACTTCTACGCAGTCTCTGGTGCAGACATCCGCGCCATTGCAGAGGTAGTCGTTAACAAGGGTTACACCTACGGCAAGCATCACCTGCCGCATGACGCACGGGCGAAGTCGCTTCAAACGGGGCGCAGCATCGTAGAGCAGTTGGCTGACCACCTCGGTATCAACCATTTGTCCGTGGTGCCAAACATCGGCTTGCAGGACGGAATCCAAGCAATTCGTCAAATGTTGCCCCGAACTTGGTTTAATTCCGTAAAATGTGGCGACGGAATAGAGGCTTTACGCCAGTATCAGCGGGAGTATAGTGAAGACACGAAAGCGTTTAGGGCATCACCTCGACACGATTGGACATCACACCCTGCCGACGCTTTCCGTATGTTGGCAGTTGCGTGGAGGGCTGAACCGTCCGCGCAGAGGCCGTTAGAGAGCAAGACCTTGATTGTTGGGCCACAGAATGAGGTCACGCTAAACGACATGTGGCAGGTTCACGAGCGTAGCGTCTCAAGGAGGGCGCGAATATGAGTGGCGTAAATCTTCCGTATCAATACCCCTACGAGACGGTCGCCGTTTCGCAGACCGCGCAGGTGCTTGGCACCAACGGCGCGGCAAACGATTACTTGCATCGCATCGTGGTGACGGTATCAACGGCGCTGACTTCAACCGTCAGCATCATCGACGGCAGCACGACCATCCTTTCCATCCCAGCGAGTACTGCTGTTGGCGTGTATGTCGTGGAACTTGGCCTCAACGCGGCTACCGGCCCGTGGAAGGTCACGACGGGTGCAGGCGCTGCCGTGCTGGCAGTTGGACTGTTCAGCAAATGAACCGTAAGCCCGGACTCTACGCCAACATCCTAGCGAAGCAGGAGCGCATCAAGGCTGGCTCCGGCGAAAGGATGCGAAAGCCCGGAGAGGCTGGTGCGCCGACCGCAAAGGCGTTCCGCGAGTCTGCCAAGACCGCTAAACCAGAGAAAAAGGGTTACTGATGAGCGCAGCGTGGCAGCGTAAGGAAGGCAAGAACCCGAAGGGTGGCCTCAACGCCGCTGGTCGCGCATCGTATAAGCGTGAGACGGGCGGCACCCTCAAGCCCCCGGTGAAGGGCGGCGACAATCCTCGCCGCGCATCGTTCCTCGCACGCATGGGCAACATGGCTGGGCCGATGGAGAAGAACGGCAAGCCGACCCGCCTTGCGCTTGCGCTGCGTGCTTGGGGTGCGTCGAGCAAGGAAGATGCGAAGGCAAAGGCTAGAGCCATCTCTGCGCGAAACAAGAAGGACTGACAGATGGACGAGCGCGTTAGCCAAGAACTTGAGAAGTACCTGCGGGTCATCGGCACCTATGAAAACGAGTTTGCCAAGTGGCAGGCTCGGGTAAAGAAACTCGTCAAGCGTTACCGCGACGACACCAGAGGCTCGGGCGGCAACGAAACCGCCAAGTTCAACATCCTCTGGAGCAATGTCCAAACGCTCATCCCTGCCGTTTACGCCAAACTGCCAAAGGCTGATGTAAGCAGACGCTTCGGCGATAACGACCCCGTTGGGCGTGTCGCTGCACGATTGGTCGAACGCGCCATCGACTTTGAGATTGAGCACTACCCCGATTTCCGCTCGACCATGAAATACGATGTCGAGGACAGGTTCCTCGGCGGTCGCGGCACGGCATGGGTGCGGTACGAGCCGCATGTTGCCCCCATTGGCGTAGAGGATGATGGCGTATCCATCACCTCTGCCATCGAACAGGGCGAGGGCGCACCGCCGCCGCTTGAAGAGATTGAATACGAACGCGCCCCGGTCGATTATGTCCATTGGAAGGACTTTGGACACTCACAGGGCCGGACTTGGGAAGAGGTGGGTCAGGTATGGCGCTGGGTCTATATGACCCGTGAGGCGCTTGTAGAGCGTTTCGGCGAGGAAATGGCGCGTCAGATACCGACCGACCAAGGCCCGGAGACGCTCAACGCCTACCGCGACAGCAAGCGGCAATACAATCTCGCCAAAATCTGCGAACTCTGGGACAAGGAGACGCTGAAGGTCTACTGGTTGTCGAAGGGTATGTCGCACTTTATTGATGTGCGTGACGACCCGCTTAACTTTGAGGGGTTCTTCCCCTGTCCGAAGCCGCTCTACGCCACGACGACTTCGGACAACCTTGTGCCTGTCCCAGACTTCGTGCTGTACCAAGACCAAGCGATGGAGTTGGACATCCTCTCCGACCGCATCGATGGTCTGGTCAAGGCGCTGCGTGTGCGCGGCGTGTACGATGCCAGCCAACCGGCGTTGCAGCGTCTGATGACCGAGGGCGACAACAATGCCCTCATCCCGGTGGACAAATGGGCGGCGTTTAGCGAGAAGGGCGGCTTGAAGGGCAGCGTTGACCTGCTGCCGCTCGACACCATCGCGCAGGCGCTCATCCAATGTTATCAAGCACGCGCTGACATTAAGGGTCAGATATACGAAATCACGGGCATCAGCGACATCATCCGTGGTCAATCTGCGGCCTCGGAGACGGCAACGGCGCAGCAAATCAAGGGTCAGTACGCTGGCCTGCGCCTGCGGTCGATGCAGGAAGATGTGGCGCTCTTCGCAACCGAGGTCATCAGGCTCAAGGCGCAGGTGATGTGTATGCGGTACCAGCCGCAGACCATCCTCGCTTACTCTGCCGCAGAGCAGATGTCGGACGCTGACAAGGCGCTCATCCCGCAGGCGTTGCAACTCATCCGCGACAAACCGTTGCGTAACTTCCGCATCGACATCGCCGCTGACAGTCTTGTGCAGATTGACGAGGTGCAAGAGAAGCAGGACAGGCTCCAGTTCCTGCAAGCCTTCGGCGGTTTCTTGCAGCAGGCGCTGCCGGTCGGTCAAGCCTCGCCGGAACTTGTCCCGGTGATGATGGACTTGCTCAAGTACGGCGTGCAGGCGTTCAAGGCGGCGCGTCCGCTTGAGGGTACGATTGACGCTGCAACGGAGCAGTTGAAGCAAATGGCAGCGCAGCCCCGTGAGAACCCCGCCGCGCAACAGGCGCAGATGGAGGCACAGGCTGAACAGGCCAAGTCGCAGATGCTCATGCAGATTGAGCAGGCCAAGTTGCAGCAATCGGCGCAGGTCGAGGCGCTCAAGGCGCAGAATGACCAGCAACTGGAGCAGATGAAGCAGCAGTTCGAGGCGCAACTTGCACAGCAGAAAATCGCCGCAGAGCAGCAGATGGCGAAGTACAAGGCCGACTTGGACGCTGCCACAAAGGTCATGGTCGCCCGTATCTCGGCTAACCCCGGCCTCGACATCCCCGCTCTGGAGCAGCAGCAAGCCGTCACCGAGCGCGTCATGCAGGATATGGGCGGCGAGGTAAGGCAGGCGATGCAGAACCTCGTGGCGCTTTACGGTCAGATGGCATCGTCCAACGACGAGAACATGAAGGGCGTGCGTACTGCCCTTGCCACGCTGACTGCCCCCAAGCGCATCGTGCGCGGCCCTGATGGGCGTGCGGTGGGCGTGGAGGCGGTGCAGCAAGCCCTTGAACTGGAGCCGCGACTGCAATGATTACGACGACCAAAGGGATGATGGACGAAGCCCTGCTGGATAAGCGCGAGGGCGAGGTCGATAACGACCACGAACATACCCGTTGGGTGGAATATTGGCATGAGGGCGAGTTGGTGCATCGGTCTGTCCATGTCCACCTTAAGGAAGCCCCGGCCCTCTTTGGCGAACTGGAGAAATTCTGATGCCTAACACGCAGGCAATGTGTACCTCGTTTAAGGTCGAAATCCTCGGCGGCGTACACGCCATCGGCACCCCGCCTACCCGTGGTTCGACCGCGAAGGACACCTTCAAGGCGGCGCTTTACCTTGCCAGCGCAACGGTTAACGCTGCCACGACCGCCTATAACGCCTCTGGGGAGGTTTCGGGTGCGGGGTATAGCGCAGGCGGCATCACCGTCTCCAACGCCACAGCGCCTACCTCAACGGGAACCACGGCGTATTGGACACCCTCTGCCTCGCTGACCTATACCGGGGTGACCCTGACCACGGCGTTTGACGCTGTGTTGATATACAACAGCACGCAGGCCGACAAAGCGGTCGCGGTCTACACCTTCGGGTCGCAGACGGTAACGGCTGGTAACTTTATCCTGACCATGCCGACCAACGATGCGTCAACCGCGCTTCTGCGGATTGCGTGATGAGTCGTGGCAAAAGGGCCGTGGAATACAGGTACATGGGATGACGCGCAATGGGACAGCCTCCCGGTCACAAGCGTCACCGGAACCGGCGGCGTTGGTAGCCTCGGCACCCAGCAAAGCGTCACGCTCACGGGCAACGCTGCAACGGGTGCGACGGGAAGCGTCGGAACAAGCCTTGAGACGGGCCTTACGGGTGTCAGCGCCGTTGGAGTCGTTGGAGATGAAACCGATTCGGTCGAGGTTGCCCTTTCCGGTCTGGGAGCATCTGGTCAAACAGGTGTTGTTAACCTTCAAGGAGAGGTTGCACTTGCCGGTGTGGAAGCGACCGGAGCAACCGGCACCCTCACCGCCTCCGTCCAACCCATCATCGTCATCGGCGATTCCCACGAAGGCGATAAAAAGCGCAAGAAGCATTGGGAAGAAGAGCAAGAAAAACGCGAGAAGCGCAAGCAAGAGTTAATCTCGGTTTACGAACAACTGCTTGAGGCACGCCCAGAGATTGCCGAAACGATTGTAGAGCCGCATATAACTGTTAACATCGCACAACCAACAATTAACTGGGACTCCCTGTTAACTGACATTGATAGGGTTGAGCGATTGATGCGAGAGCATCAGGAAATGGACGACGAAGAAGTATTGTTGCTGCTATGAAACGAACTTATGTAATGGTTGATGGTGAGTTTGTCGAGCGCAAGCGTGACGCAAGCGGTCGGCATCACTACATCATGCCGGACATCGCGCCGTACAAGTCGATGATTGACGGGCGCATGATTACTTCCCGTTCGCAGCATCGTCTGCACCTCAAGGCTCACGGCTGCGTCGAGGTTGGCAACGAAGACCCGACAAAGTTCGTCAGCAAGCAAAAACCCAAGAACAATCGAGTGGATGTGCTGCGTCACCAGTTGTCGAGCATGACCCACTCGGATGCCAACAAGTTGTTGTCGCGGTTGCGCGATGAAGTCCGATTTACCCACGACCCCCACAGGAGACGGTAATGGAACAGGCCCCACAGGCAGAGACGCTTGACCGCAAGGAGTTGCTTGAACAGCAGTTTGAGCAGAGCGAACAAACCCCTTCACAGGGGCGGGACGAGCAAGGCCGCTTTGCGGAGGTTCAAGAGCAACCCGCAGAAGCCGCCGAAGAACCCCTGTGGCGCAAGCCGCCTGCCTCGTGGAAGAAGGAATATCACGAGCATTGGGCAAAGGCTGACCCCAAGATTCAAGAATACGCTTGGCAACGCGAAGAGCAGATGAAGCGCGGCGTAGAGCCGTTGCTCTCCAAGGCGCAGTTTGCCGATGCGATGAATCAGGCGCTGGAGCCGTACCTGCCGACCATTCAAGGGCTGGGTCTAAAGCCGGAGCAGGCGGTTGCCGCTCTCGCGCAGGCCGATTACACGCTGCGTAATAGCCCCCCGGCGCAGAAGATGCAGTACCTGACGCAATTGGCTGCGTCATACGGCATCAACCTTAACCAAGTTATGCAGGGTGGTCAGCAGACTGCCCAACCCTCCATCGACCCGATGGTGTATCAGTTGCAAAACGAACTGAACACCGTCCGTGGCGAGGTCATGGGGTGGAAGCAACAGCAGGAGATGGCTGAAAACCAGACCCTGCTAAACGAAATCAACAGTTTCTCGATGACGGCTGAACACTTTGAGGAAGCGCGTCCGACGATGATTCAGTTGCTCCAATCTGGGGTGGCTGAAACGCTGGACGATGCTTACGAAAAGGCAATTAGGCTTGATTCGGATTTGTTTGACAAAGTGCAATCGGCCCGACAGGCAGAGGTTTCACAGCGTCAGGCAACAGAGAAGAACCGTGCGGTGAAAATTGCACGGGCTGCTGCGGTTAGCGTCAGAGGTTCCACACCCGGAACTAACACGGCTCCCAAAGCGCATAGTCGCCGCGCAATGTTGGAAGAAGCGTTTGAAGAATCCAACTCGCGGTTGTAACCAACTGATATAGGAGCATTGAAATGGCTTATGCCAATTCCAGTATCAGCGACATTATCGCTACTAACATTCAGAGCCGTAGCGGTGAACTCGCTGACAATGTCACGAACAACAATGCGTTGCTTCGTCGTCTCAAAGAAAGGGGCAATGTTAAGACCTTTTCGGGAGGAAATGTCATCCTCCAAGAAGTCATGTATAATGATGATACGACAAATAATACAAGTTCCTATTCTGGATACGAAGTATTGAATGTCGGCCAGAACTCGCCCATCTCTGCGGCGCAGTTCAGCATCACGCAGTACGCGAGTGCTGTGTCCATCTCGGGTCTGGAGATGATTCAGAACTCGGGTAAGGAAGCCATCATCGACCTGCTTGACGGTCGTATGGAGGTTGCCGAGGCGCAACTGGCGAACCGCATCAGCGGTGACCTGTACGGTGACGGCACCGGCAACGCGGGTAAGAACCTCACGGGTCTTGCTGCTGCTGTGCCTGATAGCCCGTCCACCGGCACCTATGGCGGCATCAACCGTGCGGTGTGGCCGTTCTGGCGTTCGGTGTCCTTCTCGGCCACCGGCGACGGCACGGGCGCTGTCACTAGCAGCAACATCCAAGGCTACATGGATTCGGTTGCGGTGCAGTTGATTCGTGGTACCGATAAGCCTGACCTCATCGTTGCGGACAACAACTACTATCGGCTGTACCTCCAGAGCCTTCAAGCCATCCAGCGCATCACGGACTCCGGTTCGGGCATGGCTGGTGCTGGCTTTGCCTCGCTGAAGTATTTCGGCGCTGGCATGGCTTCGGATGTGGTGCTCGATGGTGGTATTGGTTCGTCGTCGTACAACAGCGGCGCGGGCAATGCCAACCATATGTGGTTCCTCAACACCAAGTACCTGATGTTCCGCCCCCACAAGGACAGAAACTTTGTCCCGATTGGCGGCGACCGTCAGGCTGTCAACCAAGACGCTATCGTGAAACTGATTGGCTGGGCCGGTAACCTTACCTCGTCCGGCCCGCAGTTCTGCGGCGTGTTGATTAACTGATAGGGGATACGAAAATGACTGTTATTGTTAACGGGTTTGCGTACCCTGCTCTCGGTAATACCGACTCGACCGCTGCCATTAATACCGGCACGGTCGTGACGCTCGATGATGGTGGTTTGGCGGTGTATGTGCAGGCGGCTTCGGCCATCTCGCAGTACAACGCTGTCTGCATCCCTGCATCCAATGTCGTAACCAACGCGACGACGGCGCGTGTTGCTGATACCAAGCGTATCGGCTTCGCGCAGGTGTCGATTGCGTCCGGCTACTACGGCTGGGTGCAGTTGGGCGGCAAGGTGCGGGTGAATGTGTCGGCTTCCTGCCTCCCGGCGGTTGCCCTCTACACCACCAGCACCGAAGGCCGGTTGGATGATGCCACCGTGTCGGGCGCTCTGGTCGCTGGCGTGGTCACGGAAGTGACCGCCTCGGCTACCTCGGCTATGACTGCGGTTGCAGCGTTCACCATGGTTATCCCGGTTCCGTCTAACGCGACCCCGTAACCATGCAAAAACTGGAACTCACGGTGCAGGCGGCTGGCAAACCGGAGGAACTTTGTTCCAACATCCGCTCGTCGCTTGCCCGTGGGTTGCCAGAGTTGGCCCCCGCTCTCTGCACCCACAATGGAACATTCGTGTGTGTAGCGAGTGGGTGGTCAATGCCTAGTTTCGTAGAGGACATCCGGGCGCATCAGAAGACTGGTCGTCCCATCGTCGCTGTAAAGGCCGCACACGACTTCCTGTGCGAGAACGGCATCGAGCCTGACCTGTGGGTTAACCTCGACCCCCGTGACCGCACAAGCGGTATACAGCGCCATAACGCGCACACCGTCTATCTCGTTGCCTCCCGCTGCCCCCCGGCTACTTTCGACACGCTGAAAGAGCGCAAGGTTGTCCTGTGGCACTCATGGGCTGAAGGGTTGGAAATGAAGGCGCTGGGCGCTGGCAAGTTAGCGGTCGGCGGCGGCACCACCTCGGGGATGCGTGCCATCAACATCGGGTACCTGCTTGGCTTTCGCAACTTTGTGTTGTACGGGTACGACAGTTGCAATCGGGCTGACGGCATCAAGCGGTTTACCGGCGAGATGACCGGCCCGACGATGGATGTCTATGTGGGCGCAGAAAAGCGCAAGTTCACCTGCAATGCTGCGATGGCGCAGCAGGCAAACGAGTTCCAGATGATTTACTCCGTGATGCCAGAAATCACGGTTGAGGCCAAGGGGCCGGGGTTGATTGCCGCCATCATCGAAGAGCGCCGCAAGATGGCGTTGGCTGCTTGAGATGGCGATACCCTCACGGGTGCTGGGCGCAGGCGTAGACAGCCTCAAGACCGTCTCCATCTGCGGCGACGGCACTAGTACAGCGACCGCTGCCGGAACCTCGGCGGGCAATGCGCTGCAATTGACTTATGTTTACACCAATGTAGACAGCGCGGCGGTTGGCACGGGCGTAAGGCTTCCCCCGACGGAGATGGGCGAAACCGTCATCGTCAAGAACAGCACCGCTAACCCCATCACGGTGTACCCGTATGACGCGGGTAGCAGCATTGATAACGCAGGCTCTGGCACGATTAACGCTGACTGCTCGGCTATGTTCTTTGCCGTCAGCAACACGCTCTGGGAGGAGTTGCAGGGCTTCGGGCGGTCGGTTCCTATCCTGCACTACGGGGCGTTTTCCGACACCACCACGCAGGTTGCTGCGTCGATTGATGTTGCCTACGGCATGGTGTTTAACACCACCGACAGCAGCAACGGGGTGTCTGTCGGTTCGCCTACCTCGCGGCTCGTTGCAGACTTCCAAGGTGTCTACAATGTGCAATTCTCGGCGCAATTGGATAAGACCTCTGGCGGTACTGGCAACATCTACATTTGGCTTCGCAAGAACGGAACCAATGTCCCAAACACAGCAACTACAATTGCTATTCAAGGCACCGCAGCCAGAACGGTAGCGGCGTGGAACTTCATAATTCAATTGGAATCCACGCACTATGTAGAATTGATGTGGGCAACAGACGATACCAGCGTTAGAATCCTCGCAGCCAGCGCCACAAGTGTCTGGCCTGCAATTCCTTCGGTCATTGCGACCTTAACACAGGTCAACAACCTGTGATTTCTTCCCTCACCTCCCCACAGGAGTAAACGACGATGCCTCTAGATAGCGACATTTTTAACGCGGACGAGCAACTCCAAGTCGAGTTCTACATCGCAAAGGATGTAGACCCGAAGTGGGACGGCAAGCCGTTTGTGCGTATCAACATTCCCGGCGACAAGACAACCATCATTGAACAGCCGATGAATGAAGACCACAAGAAGCGGTTCCCGCGTCAGTATCTCTATTTCCAGATGAAGCAAAACGAGCAGGATGCCCCCGCAATCGGCACCTCGCTTGATGTCTGGTTTACCGATGGCAACGGCGACATTACCCGTGGACACATTGAGGAACTTCGCATCTTGAAGTTCCAGACCGTAGAGCAGATTGCCAACGCATCCGATTCGCAGTTGCAGCGCATCGGCATGGGTGGCCCCGGTTTGCGTGAGAAGGCAAAGGCGTTTCTCGCAAAGCGGAATCGCTCGGAAACCGAAAACCAATTGGACGACACCAAAAAACAACTGGCAGAACTTCAGGCGCAGATGGCAGCGTTGATGACGCGCAAGGCTGGTCGCCCGAAGAAGGAACCCGTTGCGGAGAGTTAACGAATGAGCACCACAACCATGTTGGCGTTGGTTCAGCAGGTCACCGCTGAACTGGGTTTACCGATACCGGCTACGGTGGCGGGTAACCCCAATCAGGATGTGGTGCAGATTCTTGCCCTGATGAACGCCTCGGGGTACGAGTTGATGCGGCGTGCTGACTGGCGCGAACTGACCAAGCAGCACACCTTCTACACCGAGGCCATCAGCACCACGGGTACATGGACGACCTCGGCGTATACCATTACCGGCATCCCTGATACTTCGCTCATCGACTCGACCTATCAGGTGCAAGGCGTTGGCATCCCCAATGCCACCTATGTGACGGGCGTGCTGTCTCCCTCGGCTGTCTCCATCAACTACGAGCCAACAGAGGCGCAGGTCGGTGGCGGTCTGGTGTTCCAAAAGGTCAAGTACGGCCTGCCCTCGGACTACTACAGCAGCGTCAACCGCACGCATTGGGATAAGAGCAAGCGTTGGGAGATGCTCGGCCCAGAGTCGCCGCAACAATGGGAGTGGCTGCTCTCGGGCTACATCTCGACCGGCCCCCGTATCCGTTACCGCTTGCTCGGCAAATACTTCCAGATTTGGCCCGGAATGAACGCTGGCGAGTTGCTTGGCTTTGAGTACCGCAGCAACGCATGGGCAGAAAGCGTTGCGGGTGCTGCCAAGACTTCGATGACGGCAGACAACGACACCTGCATCTATCCCGACCGTGTGATGGTGCTGTCTACCAAACTCAAGTATTTCGAGGCAAAGGGCTTCGATACAACCGCCATCTTCCGCGACTACCTCGCTGAACTTGAGACGGCTGTTGCACAGGATACGGGCGCTGCCAACCTCTCGTTTGCCCCGCGTCCCGGCACGGTGCTTATCGGCTACGACAACATCCCTGACAGCAATTACGGGTACGAAAACTGATGGCTGTTTCTCGTCGCCTCGTCCAACGCTCTGCGGCAAATGTCGCAAGCCTGCCGTCGCCCGTGGGCGGTTGGAACGCTCGGGATTCTCTCGCCAACATGGCACCCACGGATGCCGTGCAGTTGGACAATTACTTCCCCGGCGTATCCAATGTTGTTTTGCGCGGCGGCTATGTTAAGCACGCCACGGGGTTTCCCGACGATGTAGAAACCCTGATGACCTACAGCGGCGGCACAGCCGATGAGTTGTGGGCTATCTCTGACGGCAAAATCTACAACGCAACATCTGCGGGTGCTATTGGCGCACCAGCGGTCAGCGGCCTGTCAAATTCCAAGTGGGAATACACCAATGTCACGACCGCAGGCGGTAACTATCTGTATGCCGCTAACGGAACCAACACGCCGTATCTTTACAACGGCTCAAGTTGGACAAGCATCACGGGTTCATCCTCGCCTGCCATTACGGGCGTTACGACCACTACGCTTAACTCTCCGACGCTTTTCAAGAACCGTGTGTGGTTTATCCAGAAGGACACGCTTAAGGCGTGGTACCTGCCAACCTCTAGCGTTGGCGGCGCGGCGCAGGTTCTTGACCTGTCATCCATTGCGCGTCTGGGCGGCGTGTTGGTGTCGATGGCCTCGTGGACAATTGACGCTGGCTACGGCGTGGATGACAACCTTGTATTTGTCACCGACAAGGGCGAGGTCATTGTCTACCGTGGCACCGACCCCTCATCTGCGTCCACATGGGCGCTGATTGGTGTGTGGATTATAGGTGCGCCTATCGGCACCCGCTCCCTGATGAAGTACGGCGGCGACCTTTTGGTGCTGACGCTTGACGGGCTGATTCCAATGGCCTCGGCGCTTCAGTCCTCGCGGCTCGACCCCAACATCGCGCTATCGGACAAGATACAGGGTGCGTTTGCGGCGGCTGCTGCGGCGTATAGGGACAACTTCGGGTGGTGCATGTTGTACAACCCGAAGAACAACGCCCTAATCGTCAATGTCCCGGTGCGTGAAGGCGCACAAGAGCAGTTTGTGATGAACAACATCACGAAGGCGTGGTGCAGGTTTACAAACTGGAATGCTTTTCACTTTGGGCTTCTTGACGACACTCCGTACTTTGGCGCTGCAACTTTCGTGGCAAAGGCTTGGACGACGGGTAGCACCGGCTACATTGATGACACAAGCAACATAAACGGCAAGATTCTTCAAGCCTTTAACTACTTTGAGACTCGTGGCGTACAGAAGATTTTTACACGCGCACGGCCTAGCATTTTCAGCAACGGCACCCCGTCTGTGCGGGTCGGCATCAATGTTGATTTCAACATTTCAGACAATGTTGCCCCGATATCGTTTTCTACTCCGCTGACTGCCCTTTGGGACAGCGCGTTGTGGAACACGGCTGTGTGGGGTTCTGACCTTGAGATTCAGAACAACTGGCAGGGCGTTACCGGCGTTGGCTACTGCGGGTCAGTACAGTTTCAGAGCAGCAGCAACAAGTTAGCGATTCAATGGGCCTCAACTGATGTGGTGTATCAACTCGGATGGGCTGGCATATAACAAGCGGCCCCGAGGTGGGCGAATGGGTCTGTGGGCATACGGGCGGCGGGTATCACGCTGAACGCTCTAACGCCATTGGACTGCGTAAGGGAGAGAACATTGTCGGCGGCGTGGTTTACGAGAACTGGAACGGGCGCAGCGTGGTTTGCCACATCGCCATCTCTGACCGCTTAACCCCCGCTTACATTGCAGCCATGTTTGACTATCCTTTCAATGTCTGCGGGGTTGACAAAATCATCGCCCCCGTGGGCAGTAAAAACGCGAAAGCCATCAGGCTTGTGCGTAAAATGGGTTTCACCGAGGAAGCGCGAATAAAGAACGCCGACACCGACGGTGATATTGTTTTCCTAACCATGACACGCGATGCGTGCCGTTTTTTGGGACACCGTTATGGGCAAAAAATCACCGAAGCCGCCTCCGGCACCTGACTACGCAGGCGCAGCGCAACAGCAGGGCATCGCCAACCTAGAAGCGGCGCGTCTTACTGCGCGGCTTTCTAACCCTAATGTCATTACCCCGCTTGGTGGTCAGCGTGTGACCTACGGGCGACCGCAATTCAACCGCGCTGCGTATGACGCTGCGATGGCTAACTACAATGCGCGTCAAGCGCAAAAGCCTAGCGCACCGGCTACCGGCGCACCGCAAGGCGCACCCTCAACCGTTGGCGTTGGTGGCGGTGCTTCCATGCCCACAACGGGCGGCGGTGGCGTGCAGATGGGCGGTGGCGGTATGTATGGCGGCGGCGTTGACCTCGGCGTTACGCCGGAGCCTATGGCATCAAAGGCTGACGGTATGCCTGCTGCGCGGCGCGAGGCTCTGGGAATGGGCGATGACCGCGCATACACGCAGGGCGGTCGAGCCGACTTCACCACGCTCCCTACCGGAGCGCAAGTTCCTACTGCCATGCTTATCGGCGGCGGTCGCTTTGATGCGTCCGGCATGGGGCCGGGACAAATGCAACGGTTCAATCAGGGCTACGGCGGCGGGGAGTACATGGGCGATGTAATGCCCACCCGCGAGATGTTCACCGAGATGGTGGACTTGGACACCCCGACGATTGAGCAGTACCTGACCCCCGAGGCACAGGCGACCCTTGAGGCGCAGCAGCGGGTAGAGCGTGCGTTGTCCGGCCTTGGCGAACAGGCCATCGGGCGCGTGCAAAATGTCTACGGCACGGATTTCACCCCGCAGGGGCTTCCGGCGCAACAATTCCAATTTGGCGGTTATGGCAACCTGCCGACCCTTCCCGAGTTGCAGGGTCGCGCACGCTCTGATGTGTCGGCGCTGCCGGTTAACTTCGGCCCCACGGCAGGTCAGTACGGAATGGCTGCGGGTGGCCCACAAGGGTTGAATTTGCAGGGCTTGGACACAAGCGGCATTAGCGGCGTGCAGACCGGCGCAGGCCAGTTTGGCACGGCGCAGGGTGGCCCCGCTGCCCCAACACTTCAAGGGCAGTTGGACACCTCGCAACTTGCCGCGATGCCGGTAAACGCTGGCATGACGGCGCAGCAGGCTATCATGTCGCGCCTCGACCCGCAGTTGCAGCGCCAACGGGCGCAGTTGGAAACCCAACTTGCCAATCAGGGTCTGGTGCGTGGTGGCGAGGCGTTTAACGCCGCCATTGCCGAGCAGCAACAACAGGAAAACGACCTCCGAACGCAGGCCGCGCTACAGGGCATTAGCCTTGATATGGCGGCTCGTCAGCAGGGGCTAGGCGAGGCACAGGCTCTGGGCGGCTTTGCCAACCAAGCGGCTCTGGCGGGGTTTGGCGCGGGTCAGCAGGCTACGGGCGCACAAAACGCTGCAATTGCCCAAAACGCTCAACTGGCGCTCCAATCGGGTCAGTTTGCCAACCAAGCGCAGGCGCAGCAGTTCGCACAGCGGCTTGCGGCGGGTGAGTTTGGTCGAGACGCGCAGATGGCATCCTTCCAGACGGGACAGGCGGCGCAGGAAGCCGTTAACCGTGCCATCGCGCAGAACTTCCAACAGGGCTTGGGCGCGGCGGGTGCGTACAACGCTGCTGCCGGTCAGCAGTTTGGGCAGGAAATGGACATTGCTGGGTTGTATAACGCCTCGCTTGCCCAGAACCAACAGGCGGCATTGCAGCAAGCACAGGCTCAAGCGGCGCTCCAAGCACAGGGCTTCAACCAAGCGCAGGCGGCGGCAAACTTCCAGAACGCCCAGCGTCAAGCAGCGTTGCAAGAGCAGTTGGCTTTGCGCCAGTTGCCGCTTAACGAGGTAGCAGCCATCATGGGCGGCGCACAGGTGCAGATGCCGCAGTTCCAAGCCTATCAGGGCGCAGAGGTGGGAGCGGCTCCCATCTTCGGAGCGCAACAAGCGGCGGGTAACTTCGCGCAGCAAAACTACGCTAACCAGACGGCTGCATATAACGCCAAGATGGGTCTTTATGGGGACATTGCTGGTTCAATAGGAATGGCGGCAGGTGGTCGCAAATCTGACCGTCGGTTGAAATCCAACATTGTTCGCGTCGGCACTCACCCGCTCGGCATCGGCATTTACGAGTACGACATTTTTGACCGGCGAGAACGCGGCGTAATGGCTGATGAGGTTGAGCAGGTCAAACCCGAGGCTGTGGCTATAGACCCAGCAGACGGTTATAAGATGGTTTACTACGGGATGCTGCAATGAGAACCCCTTACCAAACCTTTAACGCTCCCCCCATGATGAACGACGGTCGCGGTCAGCGCATGGCGCGTATGCTCCAGATGCAGGGCCAGAGCCAGCAGGTGAGCAACAACGCAGGGGCGCAGAGTGATATGCAGTATTCGCCCCCGCAGAACGCTGCGGACATCAACCGTGCGCCGCGTCAGTTTCTGCGGCAGTACCCGAAGATGCCGAAGTCGCCGGGGATGACCAACCCGCAGGGTGGCCCCGACCGTGGAGGATTTGAAAATGGCTGACGAACGCTACAAAACAGTCTCAACCTTTACGCTCCCAGACGAGTACCAGCGGCAAGCCTCCGAGGCACGCCGTCGTCGCCGTATGGCAGAGATGTTGGCGCAGCAGGCGTACCAGCCGGGGGACATCCAGAACGCCCCCATTCCTCGCGGAGCGCCCTTGGTGCGGGGTCTGCAAGCGTTCCTTGCCGCCCGTGCTGCCCGTAAGGCAGATGAGGCAGAGGAAAGTGCAGAAGAAAAGGCTTCTCAAATTGGAAGTCAAATTGCAGGTCGTTTGACTGGTCGTGAAATTGTTCCTGCTGCTCCCGGTGTTCCCGTTGATTCTGTTGCTCTGGAAAAACAGCGCCAAATTCAAGAAGAAAAAAACCTCTTGCAACGCAATGCGGAAGAACAAGCCCAACTTAAAGCGGGAGACATTCAAGAGGTTACGCGCCAGTCGCAATATGTTTATGACCCGCAGGATGCAATGCGGTTGGCTATGACAAGAGGTGGCAATGCCGCAATAAGGGGCAATCCAATGCTTGCGGCTATGCTTGCAAAAACAATGGAAAAGCCTGATTCTGAAAAGTTTTATGCTCCAGTTGTTGATAGTGCTGGAAATTTTGTTCAATTCCCCGAAAGAGGGGGCGCACCACGAACTTCTAAAATTGCCGCTCAAGCAAGACAAGAAACTTTATCAGAACTAGGAAGATTGCTCCTTGAACGACAAAATCCGCGTCTTAGTGCGGAAGACCGCAAAATCTATGACACAAAAATTAGTAATTTTATAAGTCAAAAAGGTTTGTCGCAAAGCGAGATTGCAAACCTTAATTTAGGTATTCTTAACGCTCAAATGAAAGCAGTAGAACTTGGTCAAAATTTACCCGCAGGCGAAACTCTTCCTGTCGTGCCTCCTACAGTCCAAGGTTTGCTTAATTATGGCGGCAGGCGTCAGTTTGGCGGTGATGTGCGTGCCGGAAAGACTTACCTTGTTGGAGAGCAAGGGCCGGAACTTGTTAAATTCAATCAACCCGGCACAGTTGTTCCAAACCCTGCAACCACTCGTTCTGTTATCCAGCGAACTTCACCAAAAGAACGGATGAAGTTGGAGCAACAACAACCTACTGATAAAAAATCAGTTCTTAATGCTTTGGGTCAAGTTTCGATGATGAAAAATTTAGTAAAAGATTTGCAGAAACATGGAGGCGTTGATTACATTTTTGGCCCTGTAATGAGCAGACTTCCAAATGTGCGCGGCTCGGCAACATCTGCTCAATCGCTTTACGATACTTTGCTAGAAAGAACAAGCACAGAAACGATGAAACAAAACCGACAAGAAGGTTTTGCTCCTGGCAGCATCACGGTTCAAGAATGGCCTCGTTTTGAAAGCGCACTTGCTCCTCTTAAATCAACAAAAGACCCTGTTGCAATGAGACGCGCATTGGAAAACGCGGACGCGCAACTTGAAAGCATTGAGCAAAGAATTATTGATAATTACCAGTCAACTTATGGTGAAGAATTTCCGTTAGATTATTCGCCACCTTCTTACAAATTTGAAAGCGAATTGTATCCAAGCCCAGAAGTCAAAAAACAAAAACAAGATATTTACAATCGGGCTGACGCAATCCTTCAGCAAATGCAAAATAGAAGGCAATAAGTCATGGCTAATGAATCGTTGCTTGAACCTCCTCCGCTTGTTGAAAAACCAAAATCTGTGCGATATGCAGATTGGTTGACTGCTAACAAAAATTTGAGCGGAACGCCAGAATTCAAAGACATTGCAAAAGCCTATGAAGTTGCCCGTCGAGATGAGGAAAGTTTAACTTTGCCTGTTGCTCTTCAAGAAGCAGCGGCTGAATTTGTTCCGTCTACAATTAAGTTAGGCAAAGAAGTTGTTACTGGCGCAGCAGATGCGCTTTCGTATCCGTTTAGAGAGCCTGTCGAATTTGCTAAAACTGTATACGGGTTTAGTAATCGTTCATTTCCAAGCATTGGTGGAAGTAAAGACGAAACCCCGTTGACCCGAATTGCGCCCACAATCGGTGGTCATTACGCAGGTTATCTTGACCCTGATGTTCTCAAACGCCGCCTTGCGGATGACCCTGCTTCTACATTGTCTGACCTTTCTTTGGTGGGTTACGGGCTTGGCCGAGCGTTGAAAGCCGTGCCAACGGCTCCGACCGAATATGTCGGCGGTAAATTGGCTGCTGCGTCAGAGGCTATTGACCCTCTTACGATGGTAACAAAAACGGCTGCATATCCATTCCGTCAGGCTGGCGAAATGCCGCTTCCCGGCATCCCTTCCGTTGAGCAGTTGGAACAACAATCTCGCGCTGCTTACAAAAAAGCAGCAGAATCTGGCGTGTTTTACAATGCCAATCAATTTGACGATTTTATAGATAATTTAAACACCAATTTGCGTAACCAAGAAGGCAAGCGCGTTACCGTGCTTCCAGAATTGCATCCAAAATCAAACGCGGTGTTGCAAGCCTTTAGTCGATATAAAGGAAGCAACAAAACTTTGGAAGATATGGATGATTTGCGTCGAATTGCGCAAGACGCAGCATCTGCTCCAGACCCTACTGACCGCAGGGTTGGCATGATTATCCGCAACAAAATTGATGATTTTATTTTAAATGAGGCTCCTGTTGGCGGCGAAGCAGGCGTGGAAGCATTGAAGGAAGCGCGTGGGTATTGGTCACGCGCACGCAAAGGCAATGTGATTGAAGATTTGTTGTTTGACGCTCGATTAGATTCTCCCCGCACATTTTCTGGTGCTGGCGTAGAAAACGCTATACGCCGTGAATTTAAAAAATTAGCAAAAAGCGACGATTTTCGACTTTTTACAAAAGATGAACAAACAGCAATTTTAGCAGTTGTGCAAGGTGGCCCATTTTCTAACGCTGCACGATTTATTGGAAAATTTGCACCAACTGGTGTGGTTTCGGGAACGCTTGGCCCTACTCTGGGTTCTGCGGTTGGTTTTGGTGCTGCTGGGACATTGGGACTAACAGGCGCTGCGGTAGTTCCAGCAGTTGGTGCAGCAGGTCGAATTGCTGCAACCAGAGCAACAGAAACAGCAGCCGCTAGAGCATCTGCAAAAATTCGTGCTGGCAACGCGCCTGCCAATGTGCGAGAGAGATTAGCATTTTTGCTTTCGCAATATGGCGACCAATTGAGCACAGTTCCCGGCATGGCTTTTGCGGTAGATATGGCAAAACGAGCAAAAGGCAATGTAAACCCTTATTTGACTCGGCAACTTATTTCTCAATTAGAAAACATTCAGCGCATTTCTGAACAACGACAAGCGTTAGAACGCGCAGCAGAACAGGAGTAATACAGATGTCTTTCAATGGCTCGGGTACATTCCTTATCAACACGGCAGGCCAGCCTGTAGTCGCTGGCACCGTCATCTCGTCCACGGCGTTTAACGCCCTGACGGCTGACCTTGCCACCGGCCTCTCGACCGTCATCACGAAGGACGGTCAGACGACGGTTACCGCCAACATCCCGATGTCCACCTACAAGTTCACGGGTCTTGGGGTCGGCTCTGCCGCCACGGACTCTGCGAACCTGTCGCAGGTACAGTCTACGGTCACCAAACTGCTTACGAGCGTCTCTGGGACGGACACCATCACGGCTGTGGGTGCGCCTGTGGTTGCCGCCTACGCTGCCGGACAGATGTTCTATTTCGTCGCCACGGGCGATAACACGGGCGCGGTGACGCTCAACATCGACTCGCTCGGCGCAAAGGCTGTGACCCGTGACGGGTCTGTGGCCCTTGCTGCGGGTGACATCAAGAGCGGTGAGGTAGTGGTAGTCGTCTATGACGGCACGCGCTTCCAAGTCGTCTCGCAGTTGAACAGCGCCGGTAACGCGACCTTTGCCAATGTGTCCATCACCTCGGCGCTCAATGTTGGCGGCGTAGCCACCTTCTCGGCAGGCACCGCAGCAGCCCCGGCTATCACCACGACCGGCGACACCAACACCGGAATCTTCTTCCCCGCCGCAGACACCATTGGGTTCACCGAGGGCGGCGTTGAGGCGGCTAGGTTTGATAGTTCCGGCAACCTCGGCATCGGGACGAGTTCGCCTGCAAGCAAACTCCATGTCGCAAACACTGCCGCTGCCACTCGCATCACGATTACTGACGATGTTGCGGCAGGTCGTTCTGGGTACATTGAGTCAAACTTTAGCGATGCGCTGGTCATTGGCACTACCTCTGGTGTTCGCGGGATTCGATTCTCGCCTGACAACACGCCTCGTATGTTCCTCGACACCGCAGGCAACCTCGGCATCGGGACGAGTTCGCCAAACAGTAAACTTGAGGTAACGATTGGTGACAACGATGGCATTACTGTTGAGCAATCTGGTGCAAACCAAACGGGTTACTTAAATTTCCGTGATTCTGACGGAAATTATCAAGGTCGCATTAGTTATGACCATTCAAACGATGCGCTAAGGTTTGCTACAAGCAACACCGAACGCGCCCGCATCACGAGCGGGGGGAAATTTCTTTTAAACACAACATCAACCGTCGTGTCGGGGGATGAAATTTGCGGAATGATTGGCACTAGCGGTATTGGTGTTAAATGCACGGGCGGCTCTGCAAATTTTGCCGCCAGTTTTTGGAATGATGCTACTAGCGGAGACAATGTATTTGTCAATTTTTACACAGAAACAGGTGGAACTCTCCGAGGCACAATCACCTACAACCGCGCAGGCGGCTTGGTCGCCTACAACACTACTTCCGACTATCGCTCCAAAGACATCTTTGGCCCAGTCCAAAACTCTGGCGCAACCATTGACGCGCTGAAGGTCTACGAAGGCCAGATGAAGGGCGCATCGCAAAGCCGCCCGATGCTGGTAGCGCATGAGGCGCAGGAACACGCTCCCTACGCCGTGACAGGCGAGAAGGATGCCGTGAACGAAGACGGCACACCGAAGTATCAACAGATGGATGTTTCGGCTTTGGTTCCGTTGTTGTTGGCAGAAATTCAATCGTTGCGTGCGCGTGTCGCACAACTGGAGAGCAAATAAATGACCACTATCACTTGGAACATCTCGCAACTCGACTGCCTCCCGCAGTCTGCTGAAGGCGCTGACTATGTAGTCACGGCTCATTGGCAATGCAACGGCGTAGACGGCGACTACAACGGCAGCGTCTATAGCACCTGCTCGTTCGCCGTCGTGGAAGGTACCTCCTTCACCCCCTACGCTGACCTCACGCAAGCGCAGGTACTTGGCTGGGTCTGGGATAACGGCGTGGACAAGACGGCTACTGAGGCTGCGGTGGAGGGGCAGATTCAGAACCAAATCAACCCGCCGGTCGTCTCGCCGCCGCTGCCGTGGGTGGCGTAATGAAAGCCAAACTTGAAGTGACTTTGGAAGAAGCCGTCGCCATCGTGAACCTGCTGGGTTCGCTCCCGACGAGTCAAGGCAAGTATCCGCTCTGGGCGAAGTTGAAAGCGCAGGTGGAGGCGCAGGTGGAGGCGCAGGTGCCGAAGGACGGGGAGCCGTGACCACAGTACAAGACCTTGAGGTGACTGTGACCTCTCACATCGATGTTTGCGCGGTGCGCTACGAAGCCATCCATGCGCGGCTGAAGCGTCTGGAGAACCTTCTGATGCGGGTTGGCGGGGCGATTATCGTCATCCTGCTGACCGCGTTTGGCACGGTGACGATGATGTGGCTGGAGTCCATTAAGTGAAGGAAGAGGGGGCCAGTTCTGTGAACTTCGGCGAAATAATGAAGATGCTGGTGCCTGTCCTCATTGCCTGTATCGCATGGCTTCTGGGACAGGTCACATCCTTCAGCACCCGTCTGACCAAGATTGAGGGTCAGATGCCTGCGCTTATCACGCCGGAGGGTGTGCCGACCGACAGCCCCATCTCGGCAGAGCGCCGTCAGCGTCAGAAGGAAGAACTGCTCGACAAGATTTACGACCTTCAGATGCGGGTCAAACTGCTTGAACAAAAGGAGACGGGAAAGTGATACCTGCCGCGCTACAAGCCATCCTGACGCCGCTTCTTGGCAACGGGCTTAACCTCGTTGCTAACGCTGTGTTGGCAAAGGGCAAGAAGGTCGTCGAAGAGAAGTTGGGCGTTGAACTGAAGCCGGATATGTCCAGCGAGGACTTGGCAAAGGTTCAGATTGCCCAGATGGAGCATGAGGAAGAACTGCTCAAGTTGCGGCTGGAAGAGGACAAACTTGACCTTGCTGAACTTGAGATGCGCTTGAAGGACACCAACGATGCGCGGGTACGCGAGACGCAGATTGTCACCTCCGACAAGGCACCGCTGCTAAACAAACTCATCACGCCGATTCTGGCGCTTGGTTTGCTTGGCATCACCTTCACGCTCTTTGGCATCGTGCTGTTCCAAGCAAGCCCGATTGACCCTAGCCGCAAGGACATCCTCATCTACATTTTGGGCGTGCTGTCTGCGGTCGCTACGCAGGTTGTTTCGTACTACTTTGGTTCTAGCCAGTCGAGCAAGGACAAGACCGAAGCACTCAAGGAGGCTATCAAGTGAGTCTCGTAGCAGAACAGGCGGCGTTCCTGCTGGATGTCGCCAAACTTGTTAACAAAGCGACTGAACTGGGCTTTGTCGTCACGGGCGGTGAACTTGCCCGTACCCCGGAACAGCAGGCTATTTATGTCAAGACTGGTCGCAGCAAGACGATGAACAGCATCCACCTCAAGCGGTGCGCCATCGACTTGAATTTCTTCCGCGACGGCAAGTTGACTTACGACATCCCGGCTCTTACGCCGGTTGGTGAGTATTGGCAGAGCCTCAACCCCAAGAACCAATGGGGCGGGTTCTGGAAATCGTTCAAGGATGTGCCGCACTTCGAACGCAGGGTGTGATGGCGAGGAAGGAATCGAACCTTCATTCACGGAGTCAAAGTCCGTTGTCCGACCGTTAGACGACTCGCCAGCCGTTTACCAAGTATCCCGATAGCCTCGGCTGCACGCCCAATTGGGTGGCGGCACGCGGCTCCATTCGTGGTGTCTGCGTGCCTTTAGGTTGCGGAACCAGTTGACGAACCATCTGACCATAGTGCCTCCACGCTGTAGGACTGTGACGGGGACTTCCAATCTTTCTGCGGCTCACCCGACAAGTGGCTTGGGTCAATCCAATGCAATTTGTTGTTGGGGTAAGCGATGAGCGGCCCAGCCTCCAGCCGGACAATGTGGTGGTCTTTGCTCTGGTCGCTAACCTCCGACCATCCACCGTTGTGCCAGAACACAGAAAACACATACACCCCCGGCCTCCATACTCCGTCCCTGCCACGGGCGCGGACACGGTGACCCCGCAGGAACTCCATCTCCCGCACCTCGGCGTGGCGGCTAAAGGAGTCCCACCAGCAGGCGAGTTCTAAAGCCATTGGAGGGCATGGCTTCGACACAAGGGCATGGATAGGCACCCTCGCCCATTGCGCCCCACAGGCCGCCATAACGCTAAACATGGGTACCCGTGCAGGTTCAGCCCGGAACCCAAAGATGGTGCAGGGGGTAAACTCCCCGCTGCCCGTCTGGTGGTCATACAGGAATTCGTTGCGGATGTACGCCGGGGTGTACGGCGTGTCTACCATAAAGGTCACAATAGTCCCTCCCTGTTCAGTTGTGCGAGGGTTCGCGCCATGCCTTCGAGGTGCAACAGGCGCACATAGTCCCGGTCGAGGTCGGTATGCGCTCGACGGTCGATAGCATCGTGGCACGCGCTACAGGCCCATGCGCCAAGGATGTCGGGCGACTTCATGCCAATCCCAGATACCCCGGCAAGCCGGTAGTGCGCCAGCACGGTT